GTAGACAGAACTTCAGTCATACCATTAAGAACACCAAGCTGTTTATACGTGGCATCCATAAGAGCGGTTTGCTTAGTCAGTTCTAACACACTAGCATTATAATAGTTATTCGCAGTAGTTTCAACTGTTGTTGCAAATTCATAGAGCTTTTGCAATTCTAACAATTGGGAATTAGCTGTGTTCTGTGCAACTTCTGCAGCAGTGAGGCTTTCCATACCAAGACTATCTAAGCTGCCTGTAACACTATTGAATATACCGACATACTCAGAGCTACTTGCAAATGCTGTTTGAGCGAGTTGTAAATACGACTCAGCTTTACCTTGCAAATTACCTTGTGCTGTTGTGTCACCACCTTGAGCTTTAGCTAATGTCTCGTCGTATTGACGTTTAGCTTCTGCAAGCTTCTGTCCTACTGTCATAGGAGAAAGAGCACCAAGCTTCAACGATTCTACATAGCTTCGTAATTGCTTACCGAAGTCTATCAGCTTCTGCATACTATCTTTTTCAACTTGATACTTAGATAACACAAGGTCTTTCAACTCACCTGCTAATTGCATCTTCTGTTCAGGGCTAACATCTGCAGCCATTGCATCCCACAACTGTTTGATTCTGATAGCAGGGTCTTTTTGAGGATTACCCATTGCAGAAGATACAGAGTCTTTTAGAGAGGAAGCTTGACTACGCAAGTTATACCATCTATCTGTGTCTTTTGAAAGCTTGTCAAACATGTCTTTCATTGCTTGAGGAAGCTCTTTAGACGCTGTTGTAGCAGCTTCTGTAATCTCAGCAAATCCACTTGACAACTTCATCAAAGCAACGTACAGTTCATTGTTACCAGCCTTCTGTGCAGCCTCTACCATTTCTCTGAAAGCAGCTCTTGAGGCAGGGAGTTCTTTGCCAAGGTCTTTCAATGCTTTAGTCATAGCGTCAATCTTAGCTTGAGACTTTTCAGCATCTAAGTAGAAGTTGTCGTAGTAACTAGAAGCAACTGATTGAAACTTATCTAATCCACCAAATAAAGAGATAATAGCTTCTGTAGACTTAACTCCACTCAAGTTCAAGCTGAATAAAGAATACCCAAGAGTTTTGAACATACCGTTTACAATAGTTACATCACCTGCTAATCTCACCATTGTTTGACTTGCAGTTTCGTTGACATTAGCTAATTGTGAAAACTCGCCTAAGATCGAACCAGCAATTGTGTTAGACAAATCTTCAAATGCTTTAGTGATATTAGCTGCTGTTTCTTGAGCATCTTTACCATAAGCAAAATTGATTGCGTCTGTTCTATCTTTAATACTGTCTGCGTTTATACCTAAAGCTTTAGCATACTCTGTTGTAGAGTTCTTAACAGCAGTGTACATGTTGTTAAGCTGGTTCAACATTGCTTTGTCTGAAGCTAGGTTAGCAGGGTCAACATAAGACTTACCATCAGAAGTAGTCGCTGTACTATTATTCAACATATACCTCCAAGTGTCACTTCTGTCGCTGCGCAAGAAGCCACCTTCTTGTGTCCATGAGACGTTACGAGAAAGATTTTCAGTACCTAAGTTACCTGAGATTGTTGTACCAGTTTTTTGTTTCTCGCCCATTGACAAGCCTTTGTACAATATTGCAGCCGCTGCAAGATATGGAGCAACTGTTGCAATCGCACTAAGTCCTGAAGCTACACCACCCATCAACCCTGACGCAGCACCACCCTGCATCATACTGCTGACACCCAACATAAATTCACTACCAATAGCAGCACCTACCGTACCAACACCATTAGCTAAAGCTGTAGCAGCAGTTGCGCCCCAAGTCAGAGGGTTCATCAAGCTGCTTGCAGAACTTGCTGCACTTGACAGGCTAGAGAATGTACTACCAATTCCACCAGCACTTGCTGCATTTGGAGCAATAATACTTGCACCCATTTGTGAGATAGGATTGATAATAGGACTAAGAACCAATCTAGCAAACCAAGACTTCATATCTTGAATTAGCTTCTTAACAGCATTCTCACCACCTTTACCAATTGCGTTGTACAATCCGTCTGAGATTTTCTTGTTGGCTGCTTGGTAGTCTGCTTCGTACTTATCTGCTAATTCTTTAGACCTATCTTTAGCTTCAATACCTTGCATAGCCGCCAAAGTGTCTTGTCTCACTTTCAACAACTTCTGTGCTTGCACAAGTTCAACACCAAATTTCTCTGTTTGAATCAACCCACTCAAAGCAATCTCAGCTTCAATAACTGACTGCTGTTGTTTTGCAATGTTTGTTTCTTCGCCAATATTAAGTTGGCGCATCAAAACTTCTAATTTAGCTTCTTCGTTAGCAAGTTCTTCACCAGCTTGTTCAATACGCTTAGAATCTGCTTGAGCTAACTCTCTACCTTTCTGTAAAGCTGAGACGACTTTTGATCTAGCAATAGCTTCATCATTAACACTTAGTGTTGTGAGTAATTGTTTGCGTTGCTTATCAGTCATCAACTTGTCTTCAACCTTGCCAGACGCTAACAACTTCATAATAGCTTCATTTTCAGCTAAGACATTCAACTTAAACTTCTCACCAGATGCCAACTTCTTAGAGTCAGACTCTTGCCACTCCTTGTTTAATTGAACTTGCTCTGCTAATAACTTGTTGACTTTATCTAAGTTATTAATTTCAGGAGTAAGGTCTTTTGTAGGAGTCTCTGTCTTATACTTCTCACGGATACCTTGAATCAACTTATCGTATTTCTCTTGAGAAATAACAAGCTTTTTAATATTGCCTTCTTCCTTGTAATACTTTTCTTCCATCTCCTTAATTTCTTGTTTCATTAGGGCAGACTTATCATTAGACCATCTTTTTAAGTCAAGTGCATATTGTTTATTAATTTCTGCTTGCTCCGTAATCATCTGAGTACCCGTAGTGAACGCATTAGCTTTTGCTTGCAGCTCTTGAGCTTTCTGATAATCCTTAGTGGCGTTCGTCAAGCCTATAAGAGCATTCTTGTAATTCTCTGACTCAGCGCCTTCACGCTTTAATGTAGCTGCAACTTCTTGAGATTTACGAACTAATCTATCATTTGCCTTTTCCATCTCAGTAAGGTTTTCATAAGTTCTCTCTTGTTTAGGTACAGGAGCTTCCTTAATCAACCCATTCTTAGCAGCAACAAGCATGTACTGACGTTCAAGTTCAGCAGTCTCCAACTCCATACTCTTTACGAGTTCTGGCATACCTTCTTTTTGCTTCTCTGCAAGTTGTATTGCTTTCTCTTGAGACTCGTTATACTTATCGTATGCCCACTTACCTGCCATAATCACAGCAGCCAATCCTGTCAATACAATACCTAAAGGAGTTGCTGCTAATGCTATCGCTGCTTTTGCAATACCACTAATTCCTGCTGCAATTTTAGCGAACATATCGCTCTTTGCAATCAGCGAGAATCCTTCAAACAGGCCTTTTACATAGGAAAGTAAGCCACCTGTAACTAACACACCTGCTGCAACTGTGATTGTTCCAATGTTTTGCGCAATAAAATTGAATGCTACACCTAAACCTCTTGCAATCTTTGGAACCATTTCTTCCAAATTTCTAAGAGACTTCACCATCTCTTGTGTGAAACCTTCTTCTTTAGCCATCTCTCCAACAGCTTTTTCCCAAGCATTCTTCAATCTTGTCAGAGCACTATCAAATGTGATAGGCAAACTTTCAAAGTCTTTTCTCATCTGAGGGAGGGCGTTGGCAAGAGAACGTTGAAGCAACTCACCTGTAATTTTACCTTCGCTACCCATCTTCTTAAGAGTCTCTGTTGTGTGAGCACCCCATTGTCCTGTTCTGCGTAGCTCTGTCTCAATCGCTCTCAGGATGTTAGGAGATGCTTCTGCGATAGAGTTAAATTCACCACCATTTAATCTCCCAGCGTTCATAGCTTGAGAGAACTGCAGCATAGCTGAAGCAGCTTCTTGACCTGTTGCACCAGATAACTTCAAAGCAGTACCTAATGACTCGACCATCTCTCTTGTATCTTTACTGCTCTTACCCATCATTACCAATGGATGAGATAGACGAGTGTATAGCTTCAAAGAATCCTCTAATGGAATTCTAATCTTTTGAGATAAATCGAACAACTCTGATTGTACTTTAACAGCGGATTGTTGTGACCCTGTTGCAATCTTCAGTTTAGCTTCCATCATAGACCAAGCATCTGCTTGCTTCACAACACTTGTTGCAAAATTAACACCGACATAAGCTAATGCAGCAGTTGCCATAGATCGAAGAGTGTTCACATAGACATTACCATGCCTGTTGACTTCATCAAGCCCTTTAGCTTGCTTGTCAAAAGCATCATTCATCTTCAGAGCTTGAATGTGTTGCTTAACCAT